GTATTGTTTTTATTACATTAGGTTTGCGACAGTAACAATGCGGTAGTAGATGTTCTTATCATTCACCGCAGTGCTGACGGAACCATCAGCGGCTGTTGTTGCGAATGGATTTGCGACCATGCCGTAGCGTGTCTTGAATCCGATTTTTGGCTGGAAGGTGTTTTCCCCAACTGCACGGACCATCTGTAGAGGTACATATGGGCAGTAGAAGAGACCTGCATCAAATGCGCTGGACCCCTTGTATCCAACAGTTGCATACTGGTTACCAGATGCACTGGTGAAGTATGGATCAACGTAGACCTTCATGCGGCCATTTAGGACACCCGCGAAGGTGTTGCCTGTGTCGTCCACATTTAGGTTGGCGCTGAGAGCAGGTGTGTAGTCTAGGACACCAGCCATCTGAAGAGCAGATGCAACATCTGAACCACAGATTAGGATGTTACCCTTACCGCGACGTGTTGACTTCGCGATCTGGTTGGCTTCACGCTCGAGCTGGAAGACCAGACCCTTGAAACGCTCTACACTCCAGCGACCGTTAGCATCGACGTCGAGGTCAAATGTACCAGCCGTTGTTGTGTTGTCCTGAGCACCAGTAGTAGCGGTGTAGTTAATTGTACGAACAACCTCGCGGTTGATTTCGGCAAGAATCTCAGCGGAAAGAATGTTGCTGAGTTCTGTTTCGGCGTCGAGACCGTGGATGGCTTTTAGATCCTGAGCCAGTTCCATGGTGTACTCTGCCTTGAGTGCCCGAGACACTGCAGTTACGGCAACCTTCTCGATGGAGAAAGCCATCTCGCCGAATGCGTTGGTAGAACCGTCACCAAGAGCTTCAGCCTCGGCAGTTGTCATGCCGGTTGTGACTGTGTAGCCAGAACCTGTTGCACGAGCAGTTGGATCCGAACCAGCCTGAACATCACCAGCACTACCGTCGATGACGGAACGTGAATTGGTGTTAGCAGCGGCAGAAGCAGAGTGAGTTGTATTGGCTTCGTTGTAGAGAGCCTCTGTACCACCCTGTGAGCTGTACTGCGGACGCATTGCAAAGATAAGACCGGTTGGGCCTGTCATTGGCTGGACGCCGCAGACATCATATGCAATGAGGTTTGGCATTGAACGCCGAACCAGTGAGATTAACACTGGATCGAAAATATCGACGTTACCGTCAGAAGCAGTGGAGCTTGATGCACCCATTGCGTTCGTTGGCGCGGCTTCGCCGAGTAGTGATGGCATCTGATAGCCACCGGAACCGAAAGCAGCTTCACGTGAAGCCTTTTCTTGGTTTTCTAGAAGAGTAGCAGTAACGGCCCGACGATGAGAATCCTTAATCTCGCTGAGGTCTGGATGCTCAATGACTGGCTGCCACTTCTTCTGTAAGTCTTCAGATAGAAACATTTTTGTTTTCTCCTTACTGTATTAATCAGCCTTCATAGATTATTTATAATAATATTAATTTTTAGCAGATCTTGAAATGGCATTCATGTACACTGCCATAGCACCTGTAGGACCTTGGTTCTCTTCTTCAAGAGAAATGGGACCATCTTCATCATCGACAATGACCGTATCGGCTTTTCGATTTCGGTGGCCAACTCGATAATCACCTCGCCCTGCTTGACCGAATCCCCCTCCTCGAAATACCGATTACCGATGACTCCGTCATTGGGTGACCCCAGGGTAGAGTCCATGATTGGATGGGTAATCCCCTCGAACCATTGAACTTCTTGGGCAATGGAGGAAGTCAGCGAAAGGCAGTAAAAGCAAAGCAGAAAAAACAGACCCCGTTTCGGTGGAATGGGTTGCAGCCTTTTTTTAATCATGAAGTGATTGGGGATGAATCTTGTTAGTCGGATTGGGTCACCCATCGGGGTTGGAGGCTCTACCGAGTCTTCTCTGCGATGCCAAGCCTTTGAAATCGACTGAGTTTCAGACGGTATTTATCGAAATCAGCCCCGCTAATGCCACCCAACTCTACCAAAGATTGTGTTTGCTGCGCGAGTAAATCCTGGGTGAGTTCAAGATTGCGTTCCCTGAGGACTGTGCCACACAGCGAATGGTATTGAAGAACAGCTTGGCGAAAGAGAATCTTCGCCATAAGTGACTGGATTTTTGCTTCAAGCAAGTCCTCCTCCGTCTCGAGGACTTGCTGGTTATCGACGGTTCCCACCTCAAGGCGTTCCAGTTGTGTGTTAAGCAAATTAGTGTAGAACTCAACAACCTTGTCA